TTACCTTACAAGTATCTTGAAGTATATGGTGCAGAGGCAGATGATATTATTGCCACACTATGTAAAAACTTAGGTAATGCAAATAAGATTATGATTGTATCTGGTGACAAAGATTTTATTCAGTTACAGAAATATCCTAACGTGCAACAGTATTCACCCATTCTCAAGAAGTATGTAAATGGGCATGATCCAGATACCTATATAAAAGAACACATACTCAAAGGTGACACTAGTGATGGAGTACCTAATGTTCTGTCACCTGATAACACATTCGTTGATGGTTTACGTCAACGGCCTTTGGGAAAGAAAAAGATTGAAAATTGGTTGGATATAAATATTGATGATTTACAGGATGAAGTCAAAAGAAACTATCAGAGAAATGAAAAGCTTATCAACTTGGACAAGATTCCAGAGGAACTTGAAAGAGAGATTATGGTTGAGTTCGATGAAGCACCTTGTGGTGACAGAAGTAAATTACTAAATTATTTTATGCAATCAAGATTGAAAAATCTTACTGAAACAATTGGAGAGTTTTAAAATGCCAGAACAAACATATACACCACTATTTTCGGAAGTGCTTAGCAAAGTGGGTAAAGCAAAAACCAAAGCACAAAAAGTCAAAATCCTAAAAGAGAACAATACCGATTCTCTGCGAATGGTACTCAAGGCAGCATTTGACCCGAATATCGAATGGGTATTTCCAGAAGGTAATGTTCCATACACACCTAATGAATCACCAGAAGGCACAGAACATACCATGCTTGCGATGGAAGCAAAGAAGTTATGGCACTTTATTAAGGGTGCAGATAGACAAACCAGACAACACCAGAAAGAAGTCATGTTCTTTCAGATGTTAGAAGGATTGCATGAGAGTGAAGCAAAACTCTTAGTCGCTGCAAAAGATAAGAAGTTACACCGAATGTATAAAGGTCTATCTGCAAATGTAGTTCAAGAGGCTTTTGGTTGGGATGAAAATTTTGTAGTTCCAAAACCAGATGTGTATCCACAAGCAAGTCGGTCTGCCTCTGGTCTAGTGGCAGATGCGTAAGGTAACACCTATACAAAGAACAGTGTTGTCTCACCACAAGAGACAACAATCTCTTTACAACAACAAACTAAAAAAAGAAAAAAAAGATGAAAAAAATAAAGAATTGCCCTTGACTTTACCTAAAAATTGTGGTACATTATATAAGTAAGATGAATTGAAACAAGAGGTTTTGAGATGACTAAAATTATGAAACAGTTTGACAATATTGAAGACGGTATTCAGAATATGATTGCCGCTGCCACTCACGATTATCAAGGGTGGATGAAACCAAAAACAGAAGTTCGTGCCAAAATGAACCAAGAGTTTGCAGAAGGTTGGGTTATCAAACGTGGCCCTAAGTACACAAAGATTCTGAACAAGAACTCTTGTTGGGGTTTTGTTGTAAACACTGACAACGACAAAAAATTCAAAAAAGGTGACTTATTAAAAGCAGCAGGGTACAACGCTCCTGCTCGTAATGCCGCTCGCGGCAATGTTCTTGAAGGTGGTTTTACCATTCGTTGGACTGGCCCACTTTACCTTTAGAAAACAGTTGTGATTCGGTTGGCTCCTCTCTCTCATCATCTCAAATGCCACCCGAATCACTACCTTCCCAATGAAATATATGATGAGAACGTGATGTGTGTAAACACTTGAAATCATTGGGAATAAAAGGGGGGTTGACAAACCCCCCTTTTTCATGTATAGTATAAAGACAATAGAGAAAGAGGTTAGTTATGTATATCAATGATGAATGGGTTGAGTTGACACCAGAACAAGAACTTATCTTAGAGGCTCGTATTGCTGATACGATTGCCTATAATGATGATCCTTGCACTACTGTCGGGGATATTCATTTCTTTGAACGTGAACAGATGTTTCAAGAATTGGGGATAACACAATGAGAACATTTTGGGTAGTTATTTTTATCGTTGCTTGTGTTGCACTTGTTGGGTATGTAGAAGACCCATGTACAACAGAGGGTCTTGCTAGAGGATGTATGGACTAATGAATACACTTGAAGTCATTGGTGGTCGAAAAGACCAGAGAGAAATGGCACACAGGGTTGTCGGGTATATGATTAATACTCTGATGCCTCGTATGCGTACTCTGGATATTACTGTCGAGTTTACAAATATCAAAAGTGATGCTGTTGGATTCTGTATGCAAACCGATAACAATCGTACCTTTGAGATTGAGATTGACAAGAAACAAAATCTCAAAGACATAGTTACCACACTTTGCCATGAGATGGTTCATGTAAAACAGTATGCTCGTAATGAGATGGACGATGGCCAAAACACTGGTCGTGCTAGATGGAAAACAAAAACTATTCCTATGGACACAAAGTATTATGACTTGCCTTGGGAAAAAGAAGCATATCGTATGCAAGACAAGCTTGCTGATATGTGTTGGGAGAATAATATATTATGATTAGTCTACAAGAGTTGATGGTGATGATTGGTATATCTGCATCAGCATCAGAAGGTATAACGACAGAAACATTTCATTTGAAAGATTACGCTGTACCTGATTCAGAGGTATCTTGTCTTGCAGACAATGTTTACTTTGAAGCACGAAACCAAGGCACTGCTGGATGGGCTGCTGTGATTGCAGTAACTTTAAACAGAGTAGATGACAATCGTTTTCCTGATACAGTGTGTGAGGTTGTCAAACAAGGCCCGCATCGTCCTAGTTGGAAAGGCACAGGTGAAATGATACCTGTTCGTCATCGTTGTCAATTTAGTTGGTACTGTGATGGTAAGGCAGATACAATTCATTCAAAGGATGAATTAGTATACAAGCGTATTGAAGATATGTCTTATGTTGCACTTCTTGACAATGTAACACTACTAGATATAACAGATGGTGCAACACATTACCATGCAGACTATGTAAGACCAGCATGGGCAAAAACTAAAACTAAAACAGTGGAGATTGGTGACCATATTTTTTATCGTTGGGATTACTAATGAACATATTTTATCTACATGAAGACCCTGTGCAGAACGCAAAATGGCATATTGACAAACACATAGTCAAGATGCCCATTGAGTATGCACAATTGTTGTCTACTGCTCATCGTATGTTAGATGGTTGGGAATACTATGGAAAGACTGCAAATGGTCGTAGAATTAAACGATGGAGATTGTTTGATGAACGTGAAGACTTGCTATACAAAGCATCTCATGTAAATCATCCGTCTGCACAATGGGTTCGTTATTCCAAACAGAACTACATGGTCATGTGGAAAATCTACATGGCTACACTTGCAGAGTATACCAATAGGTATGGTCGAGTGCATAAGACTTCTGAACTGTCAATGGCACTAATGCGTCCACCTAGATTTATTAAGGATAAAGGACTAACACCAATACCACAGTGTATGCCAGATTATTGCAAGGTAGAGAACAATCCAATACAGGCATATCGAACTTACTATATACAAGAGAAGAAAGGATTTGCCTCTTGGAAAAACAGGGAGATACCAGAATGGTACAACGTGAAGGACACTACGACTATATGCTAAGGCGTTATCGTGAGGAACAAGATAAGACCGCAGAAAAAAAGTGGGATTATGAAAATCCATTGCTTCGTGCAAAGATAGGTGACCTAGAGGCCCAGATTGATATTATGAAAAAAGACCATAAAGAATTAACTGCTGCGTATTACAGCGTTTTGAATAGACTCAAAGAAGTCACTAGTGGTGTATCTTCTGAACCATTGTCAAAATATGAAGACAAAAAATGGGAAGAACATAGAGTAAGAATGGAGAAGTCATCTAAACAGATGATGAAAGAATAATGCCGACATATACGATTAAAAACACTGAGAACAATGAACAGTATGATACTGTTTGTTCTTGGAATGAACTACAAGATTTTTTAAGAGAACATCCAGTATTTATGAAAGTCATTACCGCACCTATGATTGTAGGTGGTATTGAAGGTAAGACACACAAGGTTGATGAGGGGTTCAAAGAGAATATGTCTAGGATTGCAGAGGCACATCCTAACTCACCCATGGCTGAAAAGTTTGGTTCTAATAGGAATCACCAAGAAATTAAAACATATAATGCAGTGACAAAACACGCTAAAAGTATAGGAAAGTCACATAATTTAAATGACATTGCTCGTGAATATAAGCAAGGTCAACTAGTAAAATGATATAAATAGAAGGTATGGATGCAATATAATACTGTATTTAGCTTCCATACACTTAGAAGCGATATGTCGTGTTCCCTACGAATTGACACGACATATCGCACCCTTTGAGGATTTGTAATGGCAAAAAAAGACATCACATATAGTAATCTAACCAAAATCAGTCCAGTAACAGACAGTCAAAAAGAAGTTTTTGACACATGGAAAGACGGCAAAAATCAATTTCTTTTTGGTTGTGCTGGAACAGGTAAAACCTTTATTTCATTGTACCTTGCACTGCAACAAGTATTGAACAATGAAACACCCTATGACAAAGTAATCGTGGTTCGTTCCCTTATCCCCACAAGAGAGATTGGTTTCTTGCCAGGCGATGAAGAAGATAAGGCTGCATTGTATCAAGTGCCATACTCTAACATGATGCAGTTTATGTTTGAGCAACCAAACGAACAAGCGTTTAGTATGTTGTATGAAAGACTGAAACAACAAGGTAGTTTCTACTTCCTGTCAACATCTTTTCTTAGAGGACTGACTTTTGATAACAGCATCATCATTGTCGATGAATGTCAGAACTTGAATTTCCATGAACTTGATACCATCGTAACAAGAGTAGGTCAAGATTCAAAGATTTTCTTCTGTGGTGATTTTGGTCAATCTGATTTGACCAAACTTAACGAGAGAAATGGACTGATGGATTTCCTACAAATTTTACAGGAAATGGATGAGTTCAGCTGTACAGAATTTAACATTGGAGATATTGTTCGCTCAGGCTTCGTGCGTAACTATCTCATACAAAAAACCAAACTAGGAATGGGATTAGAATAATGAAAGAGAATTATCAAAAATGTCTAGAGATGATCTTACACCACGAAGGCGGATATGTGAATCATCCAAAAGACCCCGGCGGCGAAACCAACCTCGGCGTTACCAAAAGAGTGTACGAAGAATGGGGTGGTACAAAGGATATGAAAGACTTGACCGTAGAAGATGTCGCTCCAATCTACGAAAAAAACTATTGGGGTAGAGTCAAAGGAGATGACTTACCATCAGGACTTGACCTTTGTGTTTTTGATTTTGGCGTGAACGCTGGAACAGGTCGAGCAGCAAAGTATCTACAAACTATGATTGGTACAGTCGCAGATGGTGGTATCGGGCCTAACACACTGAAGGCAGTTGCTGCATATGTGGAAGAAAACGGTTTACAAACAACCATTGAAAACTACCAAGCAAATCGTCAGAGATATTATGAAAAACTAAAAACCTTTGAAACATTTGGTCGTGGATGGACTCGCAGAGTAGAGGAAACAACAGTTGCAGCGTTGAATATGGCCTAAAAAGATTATGAACGCCTACGGGCATTGAGGATATTAGAGAATGTACTATACACACAAGCCAGTGAAACTGGCACCAATAACAGCGAAGACTAAAGATGGTATTCGTTTATACGAAACACCAGAGGGTAACAAGTACCCATCTATTACCACAGTCTTGTCTATACGCAATAAACAAGGATTACATGAGTGGCGTAAGAGAGTAGGAGCAGATGTTGCAAACTACATCTCTCGCACTGCCGCTGCCCGTGG